TACTTATAGTGAAGAAGATTTATTACTTCCCTATCAACGAGTATACGACACTCATTACAAACTGGTCTGGTGTCATACCGCTATTCCTTATCATAGTATGATATTCAGGTTCAGTTAGTTTGTGGTAATATAACCGAGTAATACAATGCTTTCCGCAAGTGTTTGTATCAGGCGAATGCGATTGATACGGATAGGGATTGTAGAGTATCTTATACTTGCTCTTTTTCAATAGGTTAGATAGCAGAGGTTGGTCTTCGTGTAGATTTACCAGTTCTTTATGACTTAACCACTTGCGTTCTCCATCAGGGCCATAGCCTCCATAACTGTCAAAATATTCTATTACCTTATTGGGTCGTTTCATCAAACAAGTCCAGTGTCCGTGGTTAGATGAAGTAGTCAAGAATAGAATACAGGCTCTTCCTTTCTTATCAAACAACTGACTAATGCTCTTTACATTCTGTAAGTCTGGGTAGTATAAGAATGGCTTTACACCAATCGCCTGTTGTATATCCTGGTCGCTTATAGAATAATGTTTGAGTGCTTCGTAATCGACTGGTTCAGGTTCGTCTCCTCCAACTCCTCTACGCATTCTTGATATAATCCAGGCTAAAAACGATTTTACAGTTTCTCTCAAGCGTTGAGAGAGTGGTTGCCGATGTAAATAGTTATAGACGCAACGCAGGACATATCGTTCTCCAAGACTTAGAAATAGGTTAAATGGATTGTTTATGTTGCGAACAAGCGTAGCAAAGTTGTTTTCAATAAAGGATATGATGCGGTCAGCATATTGACTATCTTGTTCTGCTCTTAGGAGTTCTTGTTGCTCTTCTTCGCTTATTGGTATCTCTCGTTTAGGAATATGTCGTTTTACAAGTGTTCCAGCAGGAATAGGTTCATCACTACCACCTCGTTCCCAAGGAAGTTTAAACATCTCATCTTCAATTTCGTTATATCTACGCTCTATTTCTATTGAGCGAAATCTATTGAGTTCATTACGCAAATCACGAACAAACTTTGGCAATTGATTGAGTAACAAATCTACTAACCGATTATCATTCTCACCAACACCTCCTTGTCTTTCAAAGTAGTTATAAATGTCTGTATAACGGTTAAGAAAAAGTCTATGAGCCGTAAGGAAGAAACTGTTATATGGTGTAATAGCATCTATTAGTCGCCCTGCTTCGTCAAGATTGTGTCTAACATCAACCAACCAATCCTGTGCGTTAGTTTCATCATAACTTTCGTTATCACTCATTTATTTCTTACTCATATAATAAATGCCATACAAACTTCGTAAGTCCCCTGGTAAAAATCTGTATTGGGTTGTTAGCACCGAAACAGGTAGAAAGCATTCTATTTTACCTCTGCCTCTTAAACGAGCAGAAGCACAGATGAAGGCGTTGTATGCGAGAGAAAGCGGATATCCGCCTTTGAAACGAGGTGGTGATGAACCTTTAGAAAAGGATGTAGAGATGAAACACGAAAGTTTTATGCCATCTCCTCATCAAGCACCATTTCCTATCAGTGTTCCTGAACCGCAGGAATACATTTCAAGAGACGAAGCAAAGCAAGTTGCGTTAGGAGATGGTTGGTATACCGAGCATTACAACACTGCTCCAATTGTCATTCGCAAACCAAGTGGATACAAATCGCCTGTCATTAGACAGATGTATAATGTACGAGCAATGGAACTTTCCAATCGCAATGAGTATATTCGTCGTAGAGAAGGATTGTCTTCCAGAGGAAACCTTATTTAAGGCGTATGAGTATCGTTAAGAGGATGATATACATTTATAGGGTCTAATCCGTTTGTTTCCAACGGCTTACTAACATCATCTGTTCCCTTCTCAAATCGTTTGTTAAATAGTCTTATGATATCGTCTGGTATTGGAGGACTTGTTTCTTGTAATCTATCCAACTGCTCTCTTACCATTTTAAGTGTATCTTTTGCGTTCATTCGTTCCTTGCGTGGTAGAGAGAGTTCTATCATTACAAACCGATGTAGTCTTCCATAAGTAAGTGCGGAGATACGATGCGTTTCTGCTCGTTTCGTCCAAGCAAAGTAGTTGCTAACAGAGTTGAATATTGCGACCGATAACGATATCATACCGATAGTCATACTGGCAACTAACTGGTCTGGAAATATAGAAGTAGACCCAATAGAAGCACTGCCTGTAATCGTGGATAGAATAATGGTAGGCAAGGCAATATAGATAGACAAAGCATTGAACTTTTTCTCGCTTTGTTTATGTAGCCAGTTGTAGCACAATGCTCGTTCTCCTTCGTTAGATACAATCCTTTCCAACTGTTCGTTCCAGTGTATCTCGTTATTTTCCTCCATTACTATTAATATGGAAGAAGTTATAGCGAAACTCGTGGTGAATAAGTTAGATGCCTTATATGGTGTCAAAGAGAAGTATACAGAGGAGGAGATTTATAACGCATTTGCCGAGGCAAGTAAGAAGCCTAACTATGCGGATGAGAAAGTAAAGAAAATAGCAGAGCGAATGCGTAAGAAGTTGGAAACAGATAGATACAAGATTGTAAAGACACCGTTAGAACCTACAGAAGAAAGTACAGAGGTAGATACAAATGAGTAAATATAGCATTCTATACGCTGACCCACCTTGGCACTACGAAGATAGACTACAGCATAATGGTTTCAATACCACTGGCTCAGCATTGACGCATTATCCTACAATGAAGTTGGACGAACTAAAGGCACTGAATATAAAGGATATCGCAGAGAAAGATTGTTTGTTGTTTATGTGGTCTTCGTCGCCACATTTACCACAGGCTATTGAGTTGATGAATGCTTGGGGGTTTGAATACAAAACGGTAGCATTCGTTTGGGATAAGGTCAAGGTAAATCCTGGATACTATACTCTTAGTCAGTGCGAGTTATGTCTTGTTGGTAAGAAAGGTAAAATACCCTCACCAAGAGGAAGCAGAAATGTTAAGCAGTTCTTAACAGAAATGAGGACTACTCATTCCAAGAAACCAGATGAGATAAGAAACCGTATTGCTCGTATGTTCCCAGAGCAGAAGAAGATAGAACTCTTTGCCAGGCAAACAACAGAAGGATGGGATGTATTTGGCAACGAGGTACAATCCAGTGTCAGCCTGTAGTTTTTATTATTATTTAATTTGAGTTTGTAAAAGGACATTCCTGAAAACTTCTACTTTGAAAATACCGTTTGTACTTTTTAGGAACATTTGCTATATTGAAAGTAGAAGTTTTCAACTACCTCTTCAAAAAAACACAAAAACACTTACAATAAATATATATTATTGGAGTTTAAACATAAAAATATAATACACTATAGATAAATGAGTAGTCTTGTGGTGAGAGAAATAGAGGATGCCATCCTGGACTTTGTAAAACGACGGGTCGCCGAGGTGGAGTATGAGGATATTCATTGTGCGAACGACATCTTGCGTAGAATGACGGAGGATGACGAAGCAGAGTTAAAAGATTACATATTTGACTTGATGAAGAGAGAAATCAGTTGGGGTCGTATCATTGAGGAGGTTGAGGAACTTGCGATGGAAAAGACTGTTTGCGACGCTGAAGAACCTTGCGAGTATCCCGACGAGAGCGAAGAGGAGGCATAAACTCTTTGAGCCACCAGTCATACACATTTGTCTTATAATAGACCAAGTATGCCACGATTACCAGGAGCAGCGGGGTAATAATCATTTTTATATATATGGAAAGAAGTAAATGAGAACATTTAAAAAGGACTATACTTTTGGTATTGAAGCAGAAGATAACACCCTCGTCTTTATACGCCAGTTTGATAACACTCTTGCGAAATCAAAAGATAGATATGCTCCTTTTGATTTTGTAAATAATGCCAACACTCTCTATGTTGAGTTGAAGACACGAACCTTCTTTAAGAACAAATACCCAACCACTATGCTTCCGTATTCAAAGATTACACACTGCGATAACCCAGAGGTTACCTACATCTTTGCTTTCAAATACACGGATAAGATTTCATACATCAAATATGATAAAGAGTTATTCAACACATTTGAGGTAAAAGAAGGTGGTCGTTGGGATAGAGGCAGACCAGAACTCAATAAATATATCTACATTCCCATTGATAAACTTACAGACCTAACTTAACCGCTTTATTCTGGGCTTTCTTCAGGTTTCCCTTTGATTCTTGAAGCAACTGCTCCTGCTGCGACTTGGTTAGTTTCTCCCAAGCGTTCAATCGCTTATTCTCAACAGACTTTCGCTTTCTTGCTGCTTCCAGTTTTCGCAGTTCAGTAAGTTGCTCTTCGGTAAGGTTCTTTCGTTCTCCTGCTTTGAATGGTCTATTGAGAGGATTGGGTTGCTTTCTTACACTCTTAAGACCAGGAACTGCTCCCAATAAGTTTTGTAAGTGTTTGGAAGGCTTCTTAATCTTGTTCTTCAAGAACTTTGCTGGGGCTGATTTGTCTCTTACAGGAGGAGTGTAATCCGTATGCTTCTTTCGCAATACTCGTTTAGCATACAACATCTTTACAAACCCAGACATCTTGCTTCCACCAATCTTCTTTGTCGTAGGACTGCTTTTTGGAGTTGGAACAAGCGGTTTTGGGTCGCTATCTCGTCTATTGGGAGGACGACTACGAGGCTTTGGCAACATTTCAAGAGGCAATGGGTCTTCATAGACTGGATTTTCAACATATATTCTTGGAGGAGGAAGTGGTCTTGGAGGAGTAGCAGGTTGAAAATGAGGTGGCACTACAGCACTAACACGACGAGGTGGTGGAGGATTTTGTCTTGGAGCAGATGGCCGAGGTAATCGATTATAGTTCAATGCGATTTCAGGAAAGTCCTCTTCAGGAGGAGCAGATGGAATAGGAAACAGTTGTTCTGGAGCAGGATGAGGAGGAGGAGCAATATAGAATGAACTTCTGCGTGGTCTATCAGCACCGCCCTTTGCCTTACGCTTACCGCCACGATAATGAGTTAAGTGTCCCTTCTCCAAGGCTCGTTGTTCTGCTTCCATATACTCTGCTCGTCTTCCAACTGGCTGTGTTTGAGTAGGCATTGGTGCTGGGTGAGGTTCAATTGTAGGCACTTCAACTTCTTGAACGCTTTCAACTTCAAGTGGCTCTTCTGGGAACTCATAAGTTACTCGGGGAGGTGCGAATCGCCTGGTTTTCGGTTGTCCTGGAAGACTATTCAATATATTTACAAACATACCGCTATCCCGATTGTTATACCACTCTCTTACTTGTGGCATCAAATGTGTCATCTGCTCTTGATTGAAACGGCTTAACATCCAATTCATAAATTGGTTTATCGTGTGTGGGTTTAGCCTTAAATCAGGATGTCTAAGAGATGGATTGCGATGATTTCTGCGTATATTGACATTGATGCCATAAGTATCTACCACTGGTGGTGGAGAAAATGTTTTCTCAAACATATCTACGAACTCATTATAGGTAAGAGGCTCAGTTGGAATATGTCTTTTTGCTTTGGACGAAGTAGTGCCTGAACCAGAATACAGAGTTTGGAAGTTGCTTAGGATATGACCGCTTACAGCATCAATCGCATCTACTCCAGTTGAGTTCTGTGCTGGGATGACTACATTCTTTTGAAACAGTTTTCCACCAAGTCTATACAATCCATCTTTATCAGTGTATATACGCTTGATATCAGGCTTCTGCGACCAAATCAAATCCTTAACCTGAAAGGCAGGATTGTATTCAACCGCATTGCGTAAGAATGGAAAGTCGTATTTGAGTTGATTGATAATCGCACCTGATAATGAATGACCGCTCAAATAGTATTCGTTATCTTGTGGTGGAAATCGCATTGCCAACTTTTCCAAGGTCATCTTATCCTTGCGATACCGAGCAGTCTTGGTTAATCGATTAAATGGAAGAGAGGCATCTGCTACCAAATCTTCTTTGTCAGCAATATCAGTTCCACGCAACCCAATCAAGATAACATTTCCGTTCTTATATGCTTTGAAAGTAGGTGTATTCTGGACCAACTGAAATCCATCAAGTATCTGTTCTGGAACTGCTTTGTATGACTGTTTTGCTGATTTGAAGAATAGGCTCTCAGGAGGCATCGCACTGCCTTTAATCTTACGCAGAGTTATTGCTACTTTTGCTACATACTCTACGATGTCATCTATTTTCCACTCTGGATGTTTCTTAACAATTTCCTGGATGATACCCCATTTTCGTTTAGGGACACCAGCCTCTTCGCAGATTTTATCAACAAAGTCCTCTATACCCATTTTCTTAACAAATGTTCCCTTCTCAATCTCATCTGCTACTTGCTGTAGAGGGCTTTTAGTGCCTCCTCGTTTAAGTTTGGGTTCTTTGCCAAGTATTTTGGTCTTAATAGTTTTAGGGAACTCGTCAAGCACCTCGTCCAACTCAGCAGGATTTTGCTTGATGTATTCAAAGAGATGTCTGTAGTTCTTTACTTCACGAACCAACTCATCTACCTTCTGTGTCTTCCCAGCAGTGTGGGAGTTGTGTAGTTTATGTGCCTTATGTTCCAACTCTCGTATGAAATCGGTCAATACCCTAACAGCGTGAGGCATCACCTTATCAATCGTTTCTATTGTGAGAAACATTCCTTTATAGTAGGGCAACAATTTATATCTCCACTTATTATAAAATGGCTGAAGCATATTTTGGAGAAGGCAGACACCACCACCGACATTCTGTAGTTCATCAGTTATCTGGTCGCAGACACAAACAAGCAGGTCGTGGCGAAGGTTTTTGGGATACCCTTAGGGATGTGGGTAAGAAAGTCGTTAGCGTTGGCAAACACGCACTTCCATATGTAATGCCAGGAGGCAATGTCGCTAAGGCGGGATTGGAATATCTTGGATTTGGAGATGGACGACGACACCTACACGCTCGTTTGGCTCACCACGAGTTAGGATTTCAAGGATACGCTGATGGAGATGCGTATGCCTCTCATTCTGGCGGAGCAAGACGCAGACACCACAAGCGAGGAGGAGACGGAGACGGAGAAGGCGACGCAATGCCACGACGCAGACACCACCGAGTTAGAGGAGGTGAATACGCAGAACCAATGTATGACGAATTGGATTACTTTGGAGAAGGCGACGGAGACGGTATGCGACGACGCAGACACCACCGACGAGGAGGCTCTCACGCTGGAGGAGAAGGAATGCCTTATCATTTGGGTGGAGAAGGCGATGGTATGCGACACCGCCGACGAAGAGCAGGTGCTGATGGAGATGCCAAGCACAAGCGTAAGCCATCTGCTCGTAATATGATTGTAAAGAAAGTGATGGCAGAACACGGCTTATCACTTCCACAAGCCTCAAAGTATGTCAAAGAACACGGCTTGTATTAAAGAAAAATATTAGCCTATAACAAATGGAGATATTGTTCCCAAGTGAGTTTGAAATGGCATACAACAAACTCCACCGCAAACCTGCGTTTGTAGGTGGTACATCATCTGGAAGATATGTTCCTTTTGATGATGTAAAATACCGCAAAGACGCATTGAAGGAAGAAGAGAAAGTAGCCTTTAACCGTTCGTTGATTAAGAAACGAAAGGGCTTTACAGGTGGGGATATTCAAAGTCCAGAAGCACTTAAACTTATTCCTACTCTTCTTAAACGACGAGCAGACGATTACCGAAAGATTAGTGGCATTTCATCAATGATACCTACCTCAGCAGAAGTGCTACCTACTGTTGCGTTAAGTTCATCGGTGGAAGTATCTCAGCAATTAGATAGTCTTCTCAACCTTGTTATCTCATCGCTTTCTGCTGGATTGTTTTCAAATGAGAGTTTGAAGTCCGCATACGAAGCATTGAACTTGCTGTTGAAAGATGGATATATGCTAAGCACTAATCAACTCAAATATTTGAGCCATTCTCTTGATGTTGTCTATGACGCACTCAAAATCAGTGCCAGAGATGAAGCCGATAGAGGAGATAAGTTCATTTACCAAACAATCAGTCTTGTTATTGATGTCTTTGGTAAAAGTTTGAGAGCAATTCTTTCAAGAGCAAACCTGGGAAGACGAGAACGAGAACTCTTCCAAAAGTCTGTACGAGTATCTGCCAGTAGATACTTGAAAAGCAAGACCAAGTTGGGAATGAAATCCAGAAGCGGACGACTACGACCAGAAGAGGAAGAGAAGTTGTTTGATATGGCCTTCATACGACGAGGTGGATTGCCAGAACTGTAAGTAAAATAATGTTAAATATTTCTTAAGAATGTATAATGACAAGTAAGGAGTTTCCGCAGAACTATCCGCCAGAAATAGTAAGTCTTATAGAAGCAGTTTCATTCTCTGGTGGAAGAGATGTATCAATCGTTGGGTCATCTTCGTTGAGAGAAATACGATACTCCGCAGATGTGGATTGTTATGAACGAACACAGATAAAAGGTAAATCAAGGGCAGACGCTCTTAAAAACGCATCCAAACGCTTTCGTAGGCAAATAAAGAATGTTTTGTCTTACCCTCTAACTTATATGACAGATTTCAAAGCAGGTTCTATTGAAGAGTTTGTTGTCATTCCAAATGACGCTCATATCAACAATGGAAAGGTGCTTGGTTATTCTGCTATTGAAAGTCGTAGAAAGGTGAAGCAACTTTACGATGAGAAGGTTATACACTATGAAGAGTATTTATCTGCCCTTGAATTACTTATTGATAACCCAACCCCTATTCAGTTCTTATTAGCAAAGGACAAACTACGCTTTAACATTATTCGCTGGTCTTTGGACGAGATAATGAAAGGCACAAAGATATACCGAGGAAGAAAGGTATCTCTTGCGGAGGCATTCGGCCAACCAACAATCATAAAACTGGATTTGATAACTCTCGTAGATAACAATCGATTCATTGAGTTGTCTATCATCTATGAGTTATTACATATCGGGCATCATCAGTTGAACGCAATAGGTCATCCTGATTATGCTCGTATGTTGCGAGAATCAATCCTGGAATACAATCTGGAAAGCAAGACATTCAAGACAAGCAAACGGCAGTTCAGTCTGCTACGCTTTTTAGGTAAGCATAAGAAGGCAGAAAGTATGATACCTTATTTCAACAGCGACTTGGGTCTATTGTATTCTATCATTAGCGACTTGGATACGCTTGTATTGCTGGTAGAAAGCACAAAGCATCTACCTAAAAAGAGAGTAGAGTTTGAGTTGAAGCATTTACCTACACGACTTGGTGGCATTAGCAGTTTGAAAGACATCCTGGTAAATGAGCCAGATATCCTACATAAACTACAACTGATAGAACGACATCCACGCAACATCAAAGCAATAGAGATGCTATCCAATGAGTTGAAACGCATTCTCAATACCGATGCTAAGAAGGTGCTGAAAAAGATGAGGCTGTATCCCCCAAGTTCATTTTATTTACCTTGAAAAAAATATCTCCCTTTATTAAAGATGCCTAACTACCTAAGTTTTAGCAGTGAGAGGAAGAAGGACGCTATACCAATTGCTATCGTAAGAGGCGGAGAAGCAGATGGCAACATTCTGTATATCCACAATGATAACAAACAAGGTAATCTGCCTAAAAGTGTAGAAATATCAAGTGCTAAATACCCGCTTAGTCATTTGAAACCAAAGCAACGAGATGTAATGCTTGGCCGAATGAATAGGTCGTTATACAATGATGAAGATGATATTGAAGCAGACCCTCGTAGCAAGGAGATATATAAGCGAATAAAGAACGATAGAAAACAGGCAACCCAGGTTGTATTGCCAGAGGATAGTTTCTTCCAGATTGTTCCTAACACTGACCCAACGAAGCGAGATATATTCTACCTTGCTGGAAGTTCTGGGTCTGGTAAGTCTTATCTATCCAAGTCTATCGCAGAGAACTATAAGAAACTCTATCCTGAACGAGAGGTCTATTTGATTTCCAAACTTACGGAAGACCCAGTGTTAGATAACTCAAAAGCAAAACCAAAGCGTATATCGATTCAATCATTAGTAGAAGAGCCTGTAGAAGATATTGAGGAGTTCAAGGATAGTCTTATCATTGCGGATGATGTGGATACTTTTACTGGAAAAGAAGAGAAGGTAGTCCAGCAGTTGATTGATGACATTTCTGCGATGGGAAGACATCACCGTATCAGTCTTATTGTTGCTACTCACCGCATTACGAACTACAAAAAGACACGACTATTACTAAATGAGGCAAGTCATTATGTCCTCTATCCGCAATCAACTTCCTTCCACAACCTCAAATATCTGCTATCAAACTATATGGGACTTGCTTCAAATGAAATCAAAGGACTACGACAATATGGAAGATGGATTTGCTACTATAAGAATGCTCCTAACTATTTCCTTAGCGAACATACTGCGAAGTTATTACATACGGCAGGAGATGAAGAATAAAATATAAGAGAGGAGTAAATGCCAACTGAATAGCCGAAGCCCGAACCAAAAGGAGATACAGTAAAGATGCCACAATACACTGGCTATACTGGTCCAGATATACTACCAGACTACAGAAGAGGTCTGCTATTATATCCTGAAATCTTAGGTAAGAATACACAAGAAAAAACTGAATAAAATATTAGGTTAAAGTAATAATGAATACCGACGCTATTTTGAATTCAATAGCAACTAATCAAGGACCACCAGGACCACAAGGTTTGCCAGGTATTCAAGGACCGACTGGTGTAACTGGTTATACTGGTTATACAGGATGGACTGGACCTACAGGACCAACGGGTCAGCCAGGATTGACTGTTGTTGGACCAACTGGTAATACAGGAGCAACTGGTTATACAGGTTATACTGGTTATACTGGACCAACGGGACAAACTGGACCAACAGGTCAGCCAGGAATGACGGTTGTTGGACCTCAAGGAGATACAGGACCAACAGGTAAAACAGGAGCAACTGGAGCAACTGGTTATACGGGTTATACTGGATACACTGGTCCAACAGGAGTAACTGGCAATACTGGTCCAACTGGATACACTGGTTATACTGGATACACTGGTTATACTGGACCAACAGGTCAAACTGGAGCAACTGGCTACACTGGTTATACAGGATACACTGGTCCTACTGGTGCTACTGGATATACTGGCTACACTGGATACACTGGGCCACAAGGAGCAAATGGAATATCAGGAGGAGAGATTTACTATTTGGATAGTGCTGGTGGAACTGCTCCTTCTGTAACTGGAAGTCTGTTAGTAAATCCAGTTGTCACCGCTCAAACATCTATTACTTACACTTCCAGTGGAGCGCAACAAAACTATCTTATCTGTGCGTTTCCAATGTCTGCTGGAATGCTTACCTCTACTTTCGTTCCTCCTGGCCTTTGGGACTTGAATATATATGCTTCTACAAACACTTCAGGAACAAACCAACAACCAGCAATATACTATACTATAACTGAAATCAATAGTGGTGGCACTTATGTAGGAACAATCGCAACTTCAACTGCTGTAAATGTTACAACATCTACATATACACAATACGATATAACGCTATATGTTCCTGCTTATACCTTACAAAACTCATCTAATCTTATCAGTGTAAGCGTCTACGCAAACTTCCAACAAAACAATACCAATGTCAAACTATACTTCCGTCAAAACGCAGTCTCGCATATCCACACAACCTTAGCGATTGTAGTACCACAAGGTCCTACTGGATTTACTGGACCAACTGGTAATACTGGTCCAACTGGATACACTGGTTATACTGGATACACTGGGCCAACTGGACCTACAGGAGCAACTGGTTATACTGGATACACTGGATATACTGGACCAACTGGACCTACAGGAGCAACTGGTTATACTGGATACACTGGTTATACTGGACCAACTGGACCTACAGGAGCAACTGGTTATACTGGATACACTGGTTATACTGGACCAACTGGACCAACTGGACCTACAGGAGCAACTGGATACACTGGATATACAGGATACACTGGACCGACTGGACCTACAGGAGCAACTGGTTATACAGGTTATACTGGCTACACTGGACCGACTGGACCAACAGGAGCAACTGGATATACTGGATACACTGGATACACTGGACCAACTGGACCAACAGGTGCTACTGGCTACACTGGATACACTGGTTATACTGGGCCAACAGGACCAACTGGAGCAACTGGATACACAGGATACACTGGTTATACTGGACCAACAGGTCAAACTGGTGCTACTGGCTATACTGGATACACTGGTTATACTGGACCGACTGGTAATACTGGAGCAACTGGTTATACAGGATACACTGGTTAT